ACATCCCCGGTCGTGGTGTCGATATAGCTGTCGCCATCGACGCCATCGCCCGCGCCCGGCGCACCGGCGCCCGTCAGGATCGAAGCGCCGTCGACGCCGCCCGCGCCGGTTTCGCCCTGCCAGGCTCCCAGATCCACCCAGGCCGCACCTGTCCAGCCCGACGCGCGGCGCGGCGCTTCGGCATCGTTCGGGTCCGGGTGCGTGTAGTAATCGCCCACCGCGTTTCCCGCTGCGGGCAGATCCGCCACATCGTCCAATGCACCCTGCGGCGCCACGCCGGCGAGATCGGCGATCAGCTTGGCAGGACTGGGCAGCAGGTAGTCATTCCCGGCCGTGTCGGTGACCGGGTAATAGCCGTCATTGTTCGGGCCACCGGTCGCGGTGCCGGCGTACCAATCGACCCCTTGCTGCAGGTAGCGGTTTAGCGAGGTGATCGCTTCGGAAGCGAGCGCGGCCGAGACCGCCACAGCGGCGCCGCCCTTCGCCCATTTCGGCAGCTCGGCTTTCAGGGCTTCCACGGCCTCGGCCTGTGTGGTGACGCCGTTGTGATAATCGGCGACGATGCCCAGAAGGACCGCCGCGAAAGCGTCATTCGTCAGCGTTGCCATGCTCGCTGTCCTCTTGAGTTTCGGCGGCGCGCGCCGCCAGGGCTGCGTTCACTTCGCGCTGGTGCAGATCCAGCATCTCGGCACCGCCCGCGATGCGGGCGCGCAGCCGGTCGAGACGCCGGACCACCTCGCCCTCTTCCTCGCGCAGCTCGTACAGCCGGCGCAGCAAGGCCAGCTCCTCATTCGCCAGCGCCGTCGCTTGCTGCTTGACGGTTGCCGCCTCCTGCGGCTTCTGCGCGGCCGCGTTCATCGGCCGCTCCGGAAGACGTTCCGGCAGTGCCCCACCGTCGTGATGAGGGACCGCAGCGCGGTGCGCTCGCCGCTATCGGCGGGCAGGCGTTCGGCCAGCGCCTGCAGACCGGTGACGGCCGCGTCGAAGTCGGCCGACGCCAGGAGGGCCCGCCCCTCCTCAAGCAGCGGCGCCATCGCTTCGGCGCGCTGCTTCTGCAGGGCTTGGATCTGGGCTTCGATATCACCGACAGATGCCGGAGTGGATTTGGCAGGCGTGCTCATAACAAGCTCCTTCAGACCAGTTGCCAGTTGATAGGGGGGATGGTGCCGATTCCGTCGACGCCGCCGGCCGTCGTGGTAGAGCCGGAAATCGTCGTCTTGGTGACGTTGAGCATCGGGCCGTCGATATCGGCCCGAAGCTCGACCAGCACGTCGCGCTGTCTCAGACCCGACCGGATCTTGTTGCTGTCGATCGAGCCGTAGACACAGGTGTTGTTACCGGGGTTCGGATTGCGCGCCGCTACGCGCAAGCGGGCCCGCACCTTCGTGAAGGTCTCGCCGCCCTTGACCCAAGGGAAAGCCCCGGTTGAGACCACAGGCACGGTGCGGCTGACGGACTTTCCGAGCGGATAATCGGTGCCGACATTGGCGCCCGCACCGACATTCGACGCGGTCTTGTGGACGTGCTCGGCCGTCTTCCAGGCCGGGGGCGTATACACCTCTGTGGCTTGCGTCGGGTACTGGATCACCAATTCGACGTCGTCTTTGTAATAAAAATACTCGAACGAGTTGTAGGTCGCCCGGCAGGTGTGCTCGACGCTGACCGTCATCATCGAGCCCGGCTTGATCGGCAGGTCGGCCGTCTCCAGCGTCAGCGTGTTGAATTGCGTCGTGCTCGACGTCGTGCCGCTCGCTGTCGTCCAGACGAATTCGTCCAGGTACGTCGCCGCGCGCAGGCCCAGATTGCCCGCCTCGATCGTGCCCGCCTTCAGCGTTCCGGCCACCATCAAATTGCCGTCGATCGACACGTCGGCCGTGAAGTTCACCTTCCCGTCTGCGATCGCGAACGGATAGTAGGCGGTTCCGCCGGCATCGGTGGATACCAGGGCGAAGTTCTGCGCGACGAGGTAGATGCTGCTGGTGATGCCGTCGATCTCGTAACCGGTGACGACACCGTTGGCACTCAGCGCCAGCGCCGCCCGCAGTTCGAGATTGTCCGTGACGGTGAAAAGCTGGGTGATCGAGTTCGTGATACCGTCCGTCGTGGTCGACAAGCTGGTAATCTGGCTCGCCTGACTAGCCGAGGCCGACTGCAGCGTCACGATCTCGCTCGCGCTGTCCGCGTCGGCCGCATAGAGACCGGACAGGACCGTGACCAGCGGCCCATCTTCGCCCACCTCTACGGTCGAAACCGAAAGCCGGAAGGCTTCGCCGCCCGGCGCCACGGCTCCCAGCAGCTGGAAGAGTTCGGTGAAGGCACTGTCTGCGTCAGTCCGCGCCGTCACTTCCTGCAGGAAGGCCGAATAGTTGTTGTCGACCGCCGTCTGCACCAGCTGCCGGGCCTGCGCTTCGGCAAGGTCTCCCTGTATGCGGAGCGCGGCCTCGTCGACGATCGCGCCCTCCGCATTATCCACCCGGCCGGAGAGCACGGTGCGCGCCGAAGCTTCCAGCAGATCGGCCTGTATGCGCAGCGCGGTTTCTTCGGTGATTGCGCCCTCGGCATCATCCACACGGCCTGCCAGGACATTGCGGGCGCTGGCTTCGAAGAGGTCGGCTTGCACCCGCAGCGCGGTTTCCTCGGCAATCGCGCCCTCGGCATCGCCCACCCGGCCGGTGATCAGCAGGCGGTCCTCGAACGCGACGGCATCCGCCTCTTCGCGGATGGTTCGCTCTTCGATGACGCGCAGCCCGACCGGCAGGCCGTCCAGGTATCCAAGGCTGTCCAGGTAGTCCTGTATCGCCTTCATGCCGGCGGCGAGGCGCAGCACAGCGTCGGACAGGTATTCGTCCAGCTCCGCACCCTGCCGGACGGCGTCTTCGAGATCGGCCAGCACCTCTTCGGCAGTGCGGCCACCGAACGAAACCGTGTCCGATGAAATCAACGTATCCGGCACCGTCACGGCCAGCACTTCGGCGGGCTCTGCCGTTTCCGCACCGCGCTCATTGCGGTAGGCCAGCCGGAAGTCATAGGTCTCGCCGGGCGTGAGGCCGCGCACATCGCCGGCGCCGGTGCGCGGCGGTTCGATATCGACCTGCAGGAAGTCCGCGCCGCTGCCGGTGACACGGGCATAGATCAACAGCGCGGCAATGCGCGGATCCTCGACCGGCGCCCAGCTGATCGTCACGCCCGGAACGGCGGATCCGGACGGGCCCGCGAAGGTGGCCGGCGTGATCGACACGTCGGCGGGCACGGGCACGGTTTCATCCGCACCGATCTCCGTAACGATCAGCGGCTCGCCGGCACGGCCGTTCGTGCCCAGCGCGGTGATTTCCACATCATAGGTACGGCCCGGCTGGCCGGGCGGCAGCGCCACGACGCGCGCATCGGCGTCCAGATCGGCCAGCGCCTCGAACTGGTTGTCCGATCCTTCCTGCGGCGATTGCCGCCAGCGCACGCGGAAGCCTTCCAGATTGTCCGCCCAGGTGTCCGGGACCGTATAGCTGACGAAGATCCCGTCGGCCGTGACGGAGATTGCCGCCAGGGCCGGTGTGGGCGGCGTCTGCACGCGCGGCAGGGTGATGCGGGTATCGAAGGCCGGTACCTCGCCCTGATCGACCAGGAAGCGCTCCGGCGCATAGGCGACCGCCTCGATCTTCGCGCCGAAATTCCGGCCCGGCCGGATCCGCTTGATCAGGATCTGGGCGGTTTCCTTGCCGAACTCGCCAAAGGCGACCAGCTCGCCCAGGGCGGGCGCTTCGGCCGGATCGACCGGTTCGGGCAGGGTGAGCACATTGGCAGCCCCCGGCACGGTGGCCAGCTGCAGCGCGCTCGAGACCGACACGCGGAAGGATCCCGATCCGGTGCCCGCCTCTGTCACCTGCCGCCAGCGGATGCCATAGGCCTTGCCCGCTTCCATCACCAGGCGGCCCTGGGACAGATCGGGTTTTTCGTCCAGAACGATGCCGGTGACATCGCCCGCTTCGTCGGTGATCAGTTTTTCAACCCGGCCGGATCCCAGCCCGACCAGCATCACGTCATGGGCAACGGCCGCCAGGTGACCGACGTGCGAAACGAGGCTTTCGATATCGACATCGAATTCGAAGACTTCGGTCTGATAAAGCGAGGTGTAGAGCCAGAAGCGCGCCAGCTTCCACACCTGATCCGGATCGGTGACGCCGGGCACTTCGAATTGTTCATAAAGGGTGGCCGCCACCGTGCCGGCCGGGCCGCCGCCATCCTCGCCCAGCTCGGAATACCCGTCCGCAAAGACGAGCATTTCATCCGACCGATATCCCTCATTCTCATTGATGAAGGGCACGCGCAGGCCGTGCACTTCGCCCGGGAAGGTCTTTCGGAAGCGAAACCCGCGCGTCGATCGCGGGGTGAAAAGCTGGCGCTCGCCCTCGGCTCGTTCGCCATCGATGATGACCGACAGCTTGCCATTGATCTGCACCGGCCTGGCGCGGGCCGCGGCGCACACCTGGCGTGCCGCCTCGCCGCGCGAGATCGGCCGGTCGAACACGCGATTGCACTTGTAGTCGTTCAGCTTGCACCACTGGTGGAAGGCCGACCATGCGGGCCAGTCGATCGCATCGTCCGGCCGCGGCTTGGCCGTGTGGCCGCCGCGATAGAGGAAGAGCGCGCCGTCAGAGGCATATTGCGTCGGCCCGGCCGGCCAGTCGTCCGGCGTCACGGCCGACAGATCGGCATCTTCATCGTCGGCTATCGCGGGATCCAGCGTCTCGGCAATGCGGGTGACATCCAGATTGATCGTGTCGATCACGCCATTGAGCTGGTCGGACGCCTTGATGCGCACGGCCATATAAGCGAACCCGTCGACCGGCATGGGATTGCGCGAGGAGATCGAGCGCAGGGCCGACCATTGCATCTGGTCGAACAGGGTCTTGCCATCGCCCTGCGGCGTGTCCGTGCGCTGCAGTTCGACCTCGTATTGCCCCTCCGGCACGGCCGCGCGCAGCTGGACGGCAAAGGGCTTGCCGGGCGTCGATCGCGCGATGGTTTGCGCACCCGTCACCGTGCCGCCGGGCAGATTGCCCGACCAGTTTTCCAGATCCGGCTCGGCATCGAACCAGCCGAACCGGTCGCGCCCCGCATCGGCCGCGGCCGCGTTGGCCTGCGGTGCGCTGGCGCGGGCATAGGTCCAGACGCCGGTGGATCCGGCCGGCCGGTAGCGCATGTTCACGCTGGCCGACAGAGACTTCCATTTGCCCTTTGAATCGATCTGTCCCAGGCCTTGCGGGAAGAAGACGATGGCGATCAGCTCGGTTGTCTTGGTCTGGCTGGTGCGGCTCACCCAGCCGGCATTGTCCAGCACAACGCCCAGATCTTCGGTGTAAGGATCGTCGCGATAGAGCGAGATCGGCGCATCGCCGGGCTTGGCGCGCACCTCGTATTCCACGCCGGCATACTCATCGATCGGCGTTTCGCCGATGCGGATGTTCGCATAGTCCAGCGGCATCGGGCCGAGGTTCAGCAGATAGCGAAGCCAGACCTGATCGCCCGCCACATCCTTGACCGGCATGCCCTGCAACGGCGGATAAATCCGGTGCGTGCCGATGAAGGTGGGGAAAGGCTGGTAGGGCGTGGCGCGATTGCGCGCGCCATCCACCGAATACACCGGATCCGGCGAAGCCATCCCGTCCAGGCTGGGCTGCGGCGGCGGCACCAGCGCATTGATCGCCAGCGAGCCGACCACCACCACAGCGGCCGAGGCCAGCGCGGCGCCGATCGTCTGCGCTGCAAAGGCCGACCCCCACACGCCTGCGAGTGCCCCGCCACCTACCCAAGCCGCGACAGCGATCAGGGCAATCTGCAGCACGGTGCGGAGGATCTTGCCGCCATCGCCGCCGGCAGGCCGCACCGACATCAAAACGCGCGCACCTTCGGCCGGGCAGGTTTCGCCCCACGCATCGCGCGGCACGGCCACGCCGTCGACATGGGCCACCAGATGTGCGCGGATCACCGGATCGGCGACAAAGGCTTCGGCCATGTCGGCCAGGCTGGCGCCGGCCGGCGCCTGAACCTGGTCGACTGCCTTGAGGTCAAACGGGTGCAGGGCCAGCGTGACGGCCGTGCCCGCCTCCAGCGCCGCACGCGAGCGCGCGCGCAGGGCCGGAACGCTAGGCCGCAAAGACAGACCGGTCGCAGTGTCAGTCATAAAAGCCCTCGACACGCCGGGCCCAGACATGGGCCGACAAGTTTTCGATGATGGTGGCCGGCACCCCCGGCCGGGCACCGGCCGGGTGATGGGCGTGCAGGAAGAGGCCGCGGCCCAGGCACAGGCCGACATGCACGGGGCGCCCCGCCACATTGAACAGGACGACGGCGCCGGGCCGCGGCCCGTCCAGCCGCGACCATTGGCCGACATGGGCGCCGATCAGGCTGGCCTGCAGGTCGAAGCGTTCGGTCTGGCTGGCCGGCATGGCGCCGGAATAAAGATCGGCATGATCGGCCGCAGGCCGCCCGAAATGCTGCGGCCGGCACCAGGCGATCAGGCCCCAGCAATCCCAGCCGCGCGGATCCCGGCCGCGCCACAGCCAGGGCGTTGCCAGATAGGGCCGATGCCAGCCCGGTTCGGGGCGCATGGCGTCAGAACAGGGCGGGCGCGTGGGCCGGCACGAAGGAGTACGACACCAGCTGCTCATTGCTGTCGTCTTCCACGGCGAGATCGCCGGCGATCTGCAGACGGTCGCCCGATGCCGAGACCATGCGCATGGCCGGCAGGGTCATTTCCACCGTGTCGGGATCCGCGGCCAGCACGATCTCGACCGTCACATCCAGCGCCGTGGTGAGGCTGCGCAGAACCAGGGCGATGCGCTGATCCACATTGTCGATCGTGATCGAGGCCAGCCCCGCATCGCCCTCGCCCTGGCCGGGCAGGACCAGATCGAAGCCATAGGCGGTAAACGTGTTGCCGCGGCTTTCGATATCGACGGTATTGTTCACGAAGCGCAGGCGGCCGCCCGACACGTCCAGCTCCGGAAAACTCTCGCCCAGATCGGCGAGATCCGGGTGATAGATCGAGACCAGGGCCAGATAGACCTCGTCTGTCTCCTGGGCGACAACGCCCGCGACAAAATCACGCGACGGCATCGATCAGATCCAGTTCAAAGCTGACAGTGAGTTTCGCGCCCGGGCCGGGCCGCACTGACACGCCGCCACGGCCGCCGACGATCCGGGCCAGATGATCCGTGTCCAAGAGGCCGTCATGCCAGTCAAAACGCTTGGCGCCGTCGGCCAGATCGTCGCGGATCCAGGGCAGGAACACGTCCTTGTATTGCGCCACGGTCCAGCGGAATTGAACGCGCACCTTGTCGACCGCCATTGTGGAGGTGCGGCGGCCCTTGGGCGGGCCGTCATCGGTCTGGCTTTCCTCGCAATTCTTGCCGAGATTATAGCCAAAGCCTTCGCGCGCCGGTTCCGCCGGCAGGCCTGCCGGCCATTCGATCGCCATCAGCGCACCCCCGGGGATGGATTGAAGCCATAGCGGGTGTGCATTTCCTCGTCGAACTTGCCGCTGCCCAGCATCCCGCCGATCTGTTCTTCCAGCCAGATGGTCAGCTCGCGCGTTCCGTTCGCCGAACGGCGTTCGCTGGCCCGGGCGCGGCCGCCCTGCCCGCCGCCGCGTTCATCCTTCAGCGTGATGTTCAGATCGCCCAGATCGACCCGCGCCGGCGCCTGGCCACCCCCGCCGGTCTGGCCGGTCATGTTCGGCAGAATGCGCACGGTTTCGTCGGCCGACACCCAGGCGGTGGGCTTGTTATTGATCGACAGGAGATTGTTATCGATGCCGCGATTGCCGCCGATCAGGATATCGGCGCCGCGATCGAAGCCGGGCAGTTTGCCCAGCCCGGCCGTCTTGCCGCCGCCGAAGAAGCCGGAGACAAATGTGTCCAGCGCGCCGGCCAGCGGGCCGATGATCCAGCGCTGCTGCATCATCTCCATAAAGGTGTCGACGATGCGCGAGCCCATGCGCTCGAACGCCTCGCCCGCATCATCGGCATTGTGGCGGATGTCCGCCAGACCGTCCGATATCGAGTCCAGCGCCCGCACCCCGCCGCGGTCCAGCATGTCCATCGTGTCGGAATACTCGCGCGCCATCTTTGCGAGGCCCGGCAGGCGGTCTTCCATGCGGATGACATTGCTGTCTTCCTGCCCGTAAAGCGCGTCCTTCACCCGCTCGATCTCCGCGGTGATGATATCGGCGTGTTCCGGGCTGTCGGCCCACAGCTTGTAAAGATTGCCCAGCCGCTCGCGCGCCGCATCGGCGGGGCCGATCAGCAATTCCAGCAGCTCCTTCTGGGCTTCCAGAGGATCGTTCGCCGCCGCGGCCGCACCGGCCGCCTTGCGCTCTTCATCAGTCAGCTGTTTGAGCGGTTCCAGCAGGTCCAGCGCGGCGCGCCGGTGACGCAGGATTGCCTCGATCTGTTGGTCGGTGATTTCGATCCCGTTGGCCTGGGCCAGCTGCAGCTCGCTTTCCAGCTCGGCCACCTGTTCCAGCGGCGTCATGATCGAGCGCAAGGATTGCTCGACCAGATTGCGCAGCTCGGCCTGGCGCTGGGCCGGCAATTCATCTGCTGCACCTCCGGCATCATCCCAGCTCGCCACCATCGAGCGGTAACTGGCCAATGCCGACGCGGTGTCGACATCGATCGACATGTCCATCCGGCCCATCTCGAACAGCCGGTTCTGGATCTCGCGCAGCTGCTCCTCTGTGCGGGCCAGATTATCCGCGACTTCCGGCCGGAACATCGCCGGCAGGCTGTCACTTGCCAGCTGCGCCTGAAGGCTATCGACGAGCCGGGACAATCGCACTTCTTGCAGCTGCAGCTGCTCGGTGCTTCGCTCTTCCAGCTCGACCCGTTCCAGCGTGACTGATGCCCGCCATTCGGCAATCCGCGCCGCCGCTTCTGCGCGCTGAACGGCAAGATCCAGCGTTGCCAGGGATTCCAGCTGCCCGGCCCGCTCCGCGCGCAGTTCAGCTTCGCGAATGGCAGAAGCAGCATCGGCGAACCGCTGGATCGCAGCACCGGACAGCGACGCATTGATGCGCTCGGCAGTGTCCAGAAGCCGATCCATTTCCTCGGTTGTCTGCTGAAGCAATGGCGCCGCTTCGCGCAGCCCCAGCTTATCGGCGATGACTTGCCTCTGGGTCGGGTCCTGGATCTCCCGCATGCGGTCCAAAACCGTGTCCAGAATGGTGGTCACGTCCGCGCCACTGTCCACAAGATCCCGCATGCCCAGGATATCGAAGGCATTGCGCGCCTCGCCCTCCCCCCGCGCGCGGTATTCACCAATGCGCTTGGACAGCTCCTCCAGCCCAGCCAGTATGGGCGCACCTTCGCCGCCAGCCAGTTCGACGGCCGAAACCAGAGACATTACGCTTTCCGCAGCCAGACCGGATGCGCGCTCGATATTCTCCAGCTCTTCCGCCCAGAAAGCCGTTTCGCGACTGCGTTCCATCAGAACGAAGACTTCGCGCGCAGCCATAGCTAGCACGCCCAGTCCCGCCGCCGCGGCCAGGCCCCACGGTCCCACGGATGTGAGGAAGGCCCCGACAGGCCCGGCACGCTGTGCCAGACCGTCCATGCCGTCCTGCAGCTCGCGGGTGGCGCGGTCGACCAGTTTGAAGTCCTGCTGTGTCGGCTTGGCGGCGCGCGATAGATCGCGGAAGACGCGTTCGCCTTCCGGGCCCAGCTCGCCCAGGCGACGCTTCAGTTCTTCCTGGCCGCGCAGATCCAGCTTGATCGCGACCGTGCCTGCATTGCGGCTAGCCATCCTGATCTTTCTCCGTTCGTTCGTCGCGTTCGGCGAGACCGTCGCGAATGCCCGTTTCGGCCCGTTGCAGCAGCTCTCGCGCCAGTTCGGCATCGATATCCGGCCCCAGACGCCGCAGCGCCTCGCCCGTGTCGATGCCTTCGAAGCCGCCCCATCCGGTGCGGAAACACCCGCCCTTTCTCACCGTGTCGAGAACCCGCTGGCCGGTGAGCGTGAGAGGGGCAAATTCCACCTGCGGACACAGATGGCGGGGCGGATCGTCCGGCCCGTCCTTGCGCGGATCGCGCACCCGGCCGCCATGGGCGCAGGCGGCATCGACTTCCAGACAGTGGCCGCAGTTCTCCGCGCCGCCTGCAAAGAGATACTTGCAGACGGCGCTTAGGCGTTTCCCTCGGCCGCGACCTCTCCGACGATCGCGTTGATGCGGGCTTCCACTTGCGAGGCGATGTAGGAATTGCGCATCGCAGCGGCGACGGCTTCGAAGCCGGGCTCGACCAGCTCGCCGGATACGCGATCGCCGAAGCCTTCCCAGCTCTCGACCAGCACGACCGCGTGGTAGATCAGGGCCAGCGTGCGGATCGCGCCATCGATCCCGGCCTCCATCCCCAACCGCTGCACCGCGCGAAGCACGCCCAGCGCATCCAGATCGGCGCGGGCACGCTCAAGGAAAGCCTCATCGTCTTCGCCCTCATTACGCGACGGAACGGCCCGCCGGGCGGCGGCAAACGCCGCCTTCTCGGTTGCCGTGGTCGGCCGGGCAATGACGATGTGGGGAATGACCGTCTCTTTGCCGGTCTTGAATTTCAGCGCCGGCAGGTCAATGCGATACGTGTCCTGCCGGGGTTTCAGATCGAGCGGGATCATTCGGTTTCCCCGGGATAGGCGGCGATGCCGTTGATCAGGGTGAGGGTTGCGGCGGCGGCCGTGTCGGTCACCTCGCTGCGCACCTGATAGCTTTCCGTGCGCAAGCCTTCGCCGCCGACGGCGCGTTCGGTCGGCACGAAACGCGAGGCGGGCATGGCGATGGTCAGCGAATTGCCGGCGTCGGTCTCGAACACCAGCTTGATGTCCTGCGGCGTCTTGGCGCGCGACACGTCGTGCCAGACATTATTGACGACGCGGAATTGCAGGTTCGACAGGATCGAGGTGTTCACGTCCGGCGTGAATTCCTTTGCCACCCGGTTCGGCGACCAGGCGCCGCGGAAGGGCACCAGTGTGCGCGACAGATTGATATCGCCGCCCATGATGTTGGCCATGATCACATCGTCGGCCATGACCTTGCAGCCCTTGGCCGCGGGGAAGGGATTGAGCGCCAGGGCCGTGCCCGGCGTGCCGATCGGGCTGGTGCCG